AATTAAAATAAAGGTTATGTTAAAGAATTTTAAAAATGGTTATGCGGTTGCTGAAGGTAGCAACGTTGCTAAAGGTGAAAAAAATGACTGTTTGGTAAGAGCATTTGCCAACGCATGTGATGTTTCTTATGAGGCGGCTCACGCCACTGTTAAACAAGTGTTCGATCGTAAAGATGGTCATGGTGTTCAATTGTTCAACTTCATTATGAAGCAGATCAAGGCCATTAAGTTCGACCACGTTGGTCAACTAAGTTTGTTTGATAATAATGATGTTGTTACCCGTAATGTACGACACATTGGTGATGCTCCCAAGCTAGGTGGTAAATTATTTAACCCAAAATACAAACATAAAAAAGTAGCTTATACTGTAAAGGAATTTGCCCGTCGTTTCAATAAAGGCAATTACATACTAGCAGTTAGGGGACATGCCCTGGCAATCAAAAATGGGATGATATATGACAATGGAAGTTACCAGACCGATGGATATAGACGTGTGGTATATACTGCATTCCAAATTTCATGACTTGCTTAACTAGCAAGTTAATCACATGACTTTAACATAACCATGGATGCGTTAGGTAGGCCGACCACGGTAAGTGGTCCGGCCACCGTACTACTATGCACCGTACTGCGTAACGTAAGGCCACCGGCGTACGCCCGCCATATTACCGCTGTATTACCCCCCGCGTACCGCCGTCCATCGGGCGTGTATATGTGGGGGAAAGGATTTATGGATAAATTTAGAGCGTAAACATAAATTTAGAGCGTAAACACCTATAGGGAATCGATAGTATATACCTATATCCCCACAATGCGCATTAAAAGCCATATAGCAAAAAGGGGGTGAAAAATCGCGGATCCCAAAAAAGATCTCTTAAAAAGAATTTGGCTACCCGGGAGGATATACGTATATTCATGGCACAATTGAAATAGTTATGATAAACGAGTTATTAGAAAAAAGAAAAATTTTAGGCGAAATTGCAGCCGAATTGTATGGTGATTTTTGGATCACAAATGATGAATTTTGGGGTTCACCAACAGAACGTGATCTTCAAGAAGTTAATGAACAATTACTAAATCTTGGTTGGGAAGAAGAAGTTGATGAAGATCAAATTATGATTGCCGACATGATAATGGAAATGTTAAAAAAAGGAGGAAAATTTGAAGATCCTCGCGAGTAAATTTGGCTCCCCAGGAAACCGTTCGTATATTTACCCCGTAATAAGAAAGTTAAATAAGTAAAAATCAAAGTTATGTTAGATTTACAAAATGCCCAGTTTTTAAATGATGAGCAAATTCGTGAAAAAGCTCCATCAGTATTTACAATGAAACCAAGTAGTGAGGTTTCTAAACACTACACTCATATTCCTACCACTAAGGTAATTAATGACATGCGTACTCTTGGTTGGGACGTAGTTGATGTTAAAGAAGTTAAAGCTCGTAAAGCCGCTACACGTGGTGTTCAGAAGCACTTGGTTGTTTTCCGTAATCCAGAAGTTGTGATTAATGGTCAAGATGGTGATACAGTTTTTCCACAAATCCTATTGACAAATTCTCACGATGGTAAAAATGCCTTTACCTTCACAGCCGGTTTGTTCCGTTTGATTTGTGAAAATGGTTTGGTTATTTCAACAACCCAATTCGAAGACGTTAAGATGCGTCACATGGGTTACACGTTTGAAGATCTTCAACAAAACATCCGTGAGATGGTTGAAAAATTGCCTTTGACAGTTGAGTCAATGAATAAAATGAAAGAAATCGAGATGGGTGAGAAAGCCGCTCTTGAATTTGCTAAACGTGCATTGGAGACACGATTTGATGAGAACCAGATGAAACGAATCAATATTGATTTGAATGAGTTCTTGAAGCCAATACGTGATGAAGATAAAGGAAATGACGTGTGGTCGATCTTCAATGTGGTACAAGAAAAAATCATTGAAGGAGATTTCCAATACATTGCGGGATCAAAAGTTCGTAAAGCTCGTCGTATTAAGAACTTCAACCAAGACCAAAAGATCAACAAAGAATTGTTCGAGTTGGCTCTTGAATACGTTGCTTAATGGAGCTAGAGAAAAATAAAGTTAAACATGGGTTGATGGGCTCCGAGCCCACAACTCGCGTTTGGCTTAACGGTACATTCGACGTCCTTCACTACGGCCATATTTATTTATTCCAGCATGCTAAAAATCTATATCCCAATACTATTGTTTGTGTGGGACTGGATACGGATGAGAGGATCCGCCAGATGAAAGGTTCTAATCGACCTATTAATCCCCTACACGACCGCATTAATTTCCTCCATGCTATCCGTTATATAGATAAAGTCGTTACGTTTGGTTCGGATGATGAATTACGCGCGCAAATGGCCGCATTTAAACCACATATAATGTGTATAGGCGATGACTATCGCGATCACACCATAATCGGTGAAGAACACGTTGAACGCGTTGTATACGTTGAAAGATACGGTGGTTTATCCTCAAGTGGGATTTTATCTAAACTAGAAATGGATTAGATAGTATATACGTATCTGTGTATTTGTATATGTTAAGGAGAGCCTTTTCGGAGAGAGACGCAAAAATATGAAAATTAGATTTAGAAACCCTTTTCTTGCATTTGTTGGGTGTTTATTTGGTGTTTATTCATTTTTTACACCTTCACTATTCCCTTCTTTTATGTTTGGGGTTTGTTTTGGGATGATTTATTTAAATTATAGAGATGAAAAGAATAACGACGGAGGAAGCTAAACAATATATTCCTCTAAAAGAAGATTTTACTAATAAAACTGTTCAAGATTGTCCATATTTTACCTTAACCCCTTCTCCTAAGGGGGATGATTGGGAAGATGTTACATACTATACTGCTCGTAAAGTAAATATGTACGCTAATAAAAATGGAGATTATGATTCTTGGGTTTATATTCTTTCAAACCCTACTATGCCTAATATGTTTAAAATTGGATATACTAAAAATACACCTGATGAACGGGCCCGTCAAATTTCAAATGCTACAGGTGTAGCCCTTCCTTATAAAGTAGAATGGGCTTTTCACTGTTATGATGGGTTTGGGTTAGAACAAGAAGTACACCATAAATTAGATTCTCAACGTGTAAATGGTAATCGTGAATTCTTTGAAATTTCTTTAGAGGAAGCTAAAAAAGTAGTTGAAATTCTCGGGCAGAGATATGTGTAAAAATTTGGATTCCCAAGATCCCTTTCGTATATTTACAGGGTAAAGATAAAGAAATAATAATAAAGGTTATGCTGTTAAAGACATTTCAAGCTAAAGTAGGTTGGGAAATTGCAGATGGAGAGTTCATCTGGGATATGAGTAAAAAGTTTAATAATAAGTTTGATGCTCATCAATGGGTAGATAGTTTAATTGAGACTGGTAATTTTGATGCTGGTCAAATAGAAAATATAAAATAAAAGTTATGTTTGAAGATAAAGTATTTTGGAAAGAAGACTTCACTGAAGGTGAAGCACAAGGTGGGTTTTTCTTCCGTTCATTTGATTTAAATAAATTCCTTAAAAAAGTTGAGGAAAGTGAAAATGGAGGAGAAGTAGTTGGAATCCGTTTTGAAGGTAATAATTTAGAAGTAATCATCAAGAAATAATGGATTATCAAAACACACTTACCCCAGAATTTTGTGAATTAGTTCAACGAATTGAAGATTCGGGACTTAATGCTGAAATTATAGCAGAAGCGCTTACAACAATGCAGAATCACCCACATGCTTCTCCTCTCCTTTGTTTGCAGATTGCCGCATCTGAGTGGGATGTTTAAAATTTATTTCGTACATTTAAATATTAATAATTAAAAAGTAAAAGTTATGAAAAAAAGTACACCTCCCGGAAAATTATTACCTTTACCTTATGAAATATCTAAAGATGTAAGGAAGGTAGCTGAAAAAGTGTTAAATAATCTTACAGTGCATGCTAATATAGAGTATATAGTATCCTATAAGAATTCTAAATGGTTAGGGAAATGTCAATTAGTACCAGCAATTTTTAAACTACTAACAGGTTTGGATTATATAATTTATGTAAATGCAGATGGTTGGAATGCTTTAAATTACAAACAAAAGGAAGCTCTAATATTTCATGAATTAGAACATATTGGATGGAAACCAAATGCAAAAGACCCTGAGTTTGGTAAATGGGCCACTCGAAGACATGATATGGAAGAGTTTAATTCTGTAGTTCAGAGATATGGTAGATGGTTAGAGGATGTAACTATGTTTGATAATTCGTTAAAAAGTTTTGATAGTAAATTTGAAGAAATAGATAGCGAAATAGTTAGCAAAGAAACCGGTGAAGTATTTTATACTAGTAAAGATGATGTTGAAAAAATAATTGAAGAAGAAAGCTTAAAAGAGTTTGATGAAATTGTTAATGATAGTAAAAAGTTTTTTAAGGTGAACTTAAATACAACAAAGGAAACTGTGGAAACGCTTGGAGAACAGTATCTTTAGTCGTATATTTACAAAGTAATAAAAAGAAAAAGTTATGACAGGTAAAGAAAAACAAGAATTGAAAATTGATTTGGTCAATGAAGTTATTTTCTTAAATGGCCGAATGGAAGATCTATGGCATTATCACCCAGATAACCCTAATAAAGTAGATGTTGTGTGGGAATATAACAATATTAAAAATGAACTAGATCTTATTGAAGATCGAATTCAACAACTTGGCGAGTAATGCCTAACCGAGCTACTGTGGTGGAATAGGTAGACACGAGGGACTTAAAATCCCTTGGACAGTAATGTCCGTGCCGGTTCGATCCCGGCCAGTAGTACTAAGATAACGTTCTTTAACATACAAAAGGGGAGAAAAACGTAATATCCTAAGAATACAGTCGATGGGTTGCTTAGGTGGGGACCTTGACGCTGGAAGCGCGCTAAAGAGGTGAAGCCCCTCAACATATTGGAAGAGGCAGTTCAAGCTGTAGTTGAGAAGTAGAGTGTATTAATTTCCGAAAAAGGGTTTATAGTAGGAAAACGTTACCCATTGCACTCAACCAGAAACCCTGAAAGACCCAGATCCTCTTCCTTTTTTTATGGACTCGTAGCTCAGCTGGATAGAGCATCAGCCTTCTAAGCTGACGGTCGAAGGTTCGAATCCTTCCGGGTTCACTGATCAGGTTGACGGTGTAAAGCTCGTAAGAGTACCTTAGTCAAAATCTTACCCATGTCCACTGTGTGGTAGGGCTAATGTGGAAGAAAACCGTCATTTGGAAGATTGGCAGAGTGGTCGAATGCACTGGTCTTGAAAACCAGCGTACCGCAAGGTACCGTAGGTTCGAATCCTACATCTTCCGCAAAATATTGCAATAATATGAGATAGACATCCTAGGATATAGGATACATTTTATATTTATTATCAAAAGTAATAATATGAAATATTTTATCCTTTTATGCTTTGTATTATTCTCTTCATTATTTGTTTCTGCAAAAGAACCAGACACAATCCCCCAATCTGAAAGTGTTTTTGTAGAGATGGCAGTAAATATTTCATACTATAATTCCCTATCTATTAGTATAGAAAAAGAATTTACTTATGGTAAATTTAAATTTGGTCCTAGAGCTGAGTTGGTAAATTTATTTACTACTGAAAGTTATGAGGGTGGGGATTCTACATATCAAATGAATACTCAATTTAGACTTAGATTAGCTCAAGTAGAATACCAATTAAATGATAAAATTAGAGTAGGAATTGCTCCGCTTTGGTTGCTAGGTCCCCTCCCAAAAAATGGGTATTATAAGGTACCTACAACAATTTATGCCCACATTCAATTAAAAGAAGGATTTTCATTTGAACCTTCAATTACATCATCTAGTAGAGAACTAATCCAATTTTCCTTTAGAAAAATAATATAGCTTGGATATTAAATATTTCTTGTTTATATTTATAATCCGCATTTAAATGTTATTTTTTAATGGATTCCGTTATAAACAAGTATATTAGTTTTAATTATAATTTTGGGGTAAATATATTTTTACCCCAAGACTTCCCAGAACATTATCTTTCCCCATTAGGAAAACTCAACGTAGTGGTTTCTGAAAAATGGTAACATATTAGAAACAGCAGATATAAACCCAGGATAACATTTACGCTATGATTATAAAAAAGAAATAAAGTTACAAAAGTGTTCTTTGACATCTAAATTTTAAAACTATGGAAACAGTAATTTTAACGCTGTTATCTGTTGCTGCACTTGGGGCTGTCACTTTGGGAGTTGTGAGTGTTGTGATGAATAATAAGCTAAGCACACGTTTAAATAATATCGAAAGATGGATTGAAGCATTAAATTTGGAATACCAACGTGGAGACGAGGGTATTTACAAAGCTATTGACGATGTCAGTAGAAAATTAGATTCTAGAACAGATAAACTTCAAGATAATTTTTCTAAAGAAATTCAAGAAGTATATCGAATTTTAGATGAACGCCAAAAATCAACTGTAGAGGACATTCGCGGATACCTAAACAGTTGGCAAAATTCAGATGAATTCGCGATAATGTTAAATAAAATCAAAAAGAAGGAATTTGACTCTGATTTGTCTAAGTCCTACTAAGTACGTATAATCCGTCAAAGACGCTTTTGTTAACTTTTTAAATTATTTTTATAAAATGGGTCATTACGAAGATGCTTTCTATGAAATCTATGAAGATGTAAATCAAAAAGGATTAAAAACACAATTTGATGCTCAATTAAGTAAAATGAGATATCAAGACAAACATCGTAACAAATCTGTAAAAGAGTTGTGGGAATATGCCTACAACAAAATAACCAGTTCACTTACTTCAAAGAATAACTTGGATTAATAAGTCTAACTTAGTATACTTCAAATATGTATACTAAGATGATTAACCTAGATAATATATTCTCTTTATTCTCAGCCAATGAAGAATTGGATGGGGTAAATTCTGAGGTTCAAATAGATTTTTCCCAAACCCCAATTTACTGGATTGGGATGTATAAAAAACTTGTATTAAATCATATCAATTTTAATAAAAAAGTCCTTAAATTTTTCAAAGAATCAAATCAAGAACTTGATATAGAAGACATGAAAGACGCGGGTGAATTCGTGGTTTACCATAGGGCATGGCATTACATACAAAATGTGAATATAGACGTTGAAGAACACGTTATAGCAATAAAAAAATATACAGACGAATATTTAGACACAGCACTTAAATTAGGTATTTCATTCTTTGAACAGCATGAAGAATATGAAAAATGTGCGCTTCTTAAAAAAATCCTAGACAAATCAAAAGAATTTCAATCTTAGCTTGGCTCCCAGATTTTTTCTATGTAGATTTATAATACAGGGGTTTTAAGAAATAAAGGGGTTAGGGAATAATTGGAGAAATAAGGGGTGATAGGGTACCTCGGATAATAGAATATTAAATATAAACATATGCGTAATCAACAGTTAATAGACAAACGTTTTGATCAAATTGAAGGTAAGATTAAAACATTAAAGTACTTGTTAAGTCGTCAATCAAGTGTTCAAGACTTTAAAAACGAACTTAATCAAATGGAAGAACTAGTAGATAATCTTAAATCACTAGTAGAAAGAGATTCAACACCACTTAGAAACGGATAATAATTAAATAAAAGTTATGATTTTAGAAGCAAAAGATATCCAAAACAATTGGGTTCAATTTATGGCTAATATTGATGCTCATATTACTGGGGAGCGTAAACGTAAATTGATTGAATTTTATGAAAAGTATCAAGAGCGTATTATGCTCATGCCTGCTGCTCATAAAAAAGAATACCATAATGCATTCCCAGGTGGATATGTTGAGCATGTAAATCGTGTTGTACGTTGTGCCCTTAAACAATATGATCTATGGTCAGATGAAGGAGCAGATATGACTACATTTACAAAAGAAGAACTCGTATTCTCTGCTATCAACCATGACCTAGGTAAAATGGGAGATGAAAATGAAGAATCATATATCCCCCAGACTGATAAATGGAGAAAGGAAAAACTAGGGGAAGATTATATGTTCAACACTAAAGTCCCATTCGCCTCAGTTCCAGATAGAGGTTTGTTTATGCTCCAGTCTCACGGTATCCAGTATACATTCAATGAAATGTTGGCTATTCAAACTCATGATGGTTTGTATGATGATGCTAATAAAAAATATTTATTTGCATTTATACCAGAACAAAAACCACGTACTTCCTTACCTTACATTCTCCATCAGGCGGATTTAATGGCGGCACGTATTGAATTTGAACGTGAATGGTTACCTAAATTAAGAGGAGAAAAGAATAGCTTGGGTAGTAAAAAAGAAAATTTTACATTGGGTACTAATACTAAATCAACCTCTTCAACAAAATCCAAAGCATTGGGTTCTATTAAAAGTGAAGGGTTGAAAAATATGTTAGATAACCTATGATAACTACAATAGTAATTACAGTTTTGTCAGTTTTGGTCGTGATCTTAGGATTCACGACCATCAACCTATTACGTAAAAATGAAAGAGCCGAGGATATCGTAGTAGGTTATCTTATCTATTTAGAAAAGATTTCAAAGGTTATAGAAATTTCAGATGAAAAATTAAAAAAGATTGACTATAAAGGGTCATTCCGTTCAGATGATGAAGTAGGTTTTTTCTTCGAGCAAATCAAAAAGATTCAAGATATCTTAAATGATTTCAAGTTGAAAAAATCCTAATAAATTTTCATGGACCATATAATAAGAGATAAAAAAAGTAGACCCCAAAGTAGAAGATATTTCACTAAAGAAACAGAGGCAGCAATTGTAAGATATAATAACTCTAAAGATTTTGATGAGAGAAGTGATATCTATCAAGAATACATTCACTGGCCTTTTTATAAGTTAACCGAAAACATAATTCATACTTTTAAATTCTACTACACTGAAGTAGAAAATTTAGAAGATCTACAACATGAAATTATGACTTTTTTACTTTCAAAAATTCACTTATTTAATCCTGATAATGGTGCTAAAGCTTATTCTTATTTTGGCACTATTGTAAAACGATGGTTAATAGTTTACAACCAAAAAAATTATAAAAAGAAAGCAAATAACATTCCAATTACAGATCTTTCTAACTATTCCAATTTAGACACTTCAGACCCAGGTTTTATTACTTCAAAAAGAATGGATAACGAGATAAATAGTATTGTAGAAACTGAAGAACATCTTGATGATGATGAATTAGGAATGCAAGGTTATAAACATCAAGATAAATTATCTTGGTTTATGGATCAATATGTTGATTATTGTACTGAACATATTTTTGAAATCTTCAATAAAGAATACGATGCACAAATTGCAGATGCTATTTTAGAATTATTTCGTAAAAGAGAAGCAATTGATGTATTTAATAAAAAAGCCCTTTACATTTATATCCGTGAGCAAGTTGATGTTAAAACTCCTAAAATCACTAAAATTGCAAATGTATTGTATGGCATCTTCAAAGAAAAATATTTATATTATCTAGAACACGGAAAATTCCCATCCTAAAGATTTTATTTAAATATATTTATAAATAAAATTATGGGACAGTTAGATTCAGTAGTATTTGGTGAAAAACGATTTTCCGATATTTTAGAAGAAATTTATAACAACCAAAAGAAAAAAGAAGCTCAAGTAACAGCCCTAATTTCAGAATTAAAACCTTTAATTAACGAAATTGGAGACGCTACTCTTATTGTACCTCTTATTAAAGAGTATATGGAGATTGGTGTTAAAAATGATGAACAGTTAATTAAAATGGCTACTATTGTTCAACGTGCTTTACAGGCAGGTCAAAATGATGATGGTAGTTTTGGTATTTCTGATGAGGAAAAAGCCCAATTGCTTGAGGCAATGGAAGATTTGCAAGGTAAAAAAGGTAAAGAAGAAAAATAATGGCTAAAA